CAGCCGACTATTCCGTCTCGAGCTGCAACTTACGCAACACCAGAACTTGCGCTATCGCTAACTGCCGTCTACCGCGCTGTGCAGATCATCGCAACCCCGATTAGCAAGATGAACATGAGAACGTTCCGCTATGCCACTGGCATGGAAATGCAAATCGAAAACCCTATCCTCGTAAACAAGCCAAACATTCTCGAGAGCCGCCGCGACTTCTTGTTTCAGACCGTCGTTGCTCTTGGCCTCGAGGGCAACGCATTCTGGCTGAAGAACTACGGCACATCGGGCGGAGTAAACAACCTAACCCTCCTGCCAGGCAACGCAGTCAGCATCCAATACGTAAACACAAATGACATCACCCAGGGCGTCAAATACTTCTACGAGGGTCGAGAGATTCCGCAGAGCGACATGGAGCACCTGAAAATCTTCAGCCGCGTTGGATTCCTAAGAGGGCTTTCACCTATCGAAACCTGCAACCGAGACATCGCCTCGGCACTTGACTTACGCGACTACGCTGCTAACTGGTTCAGCGCGGCTGGAGTTCCAACCGGTATCTTGACCACCAACCAGATGCTAAACCCAGCTGACGCTGAGGCCGTAACCGCAACCTGGCACAACAAGCAACAGAACCGTCAGGTCGCTGTCCTAGGCAACGGCTTCGACTACAAAGCGATTTCACTAAGCCCACGCGACGCATTGTTCACCGACATCCAGGAGCAGGCCGTCCGACAGATTGCCCGCCTCTACGGAGTGCCTAGCCGTCTGCTCTTGACCTCTGTGCCTGGATCATCAGACACCTACACCAACGTGCAGGACGAGAACCAGGTGTTCTACCGTCACACACTCATGGCCTACACCGACGCAATCACCGACGCGCTAAGCAACTGTCTACCTCGAGGCACAAGAGTCGAGTTCGACTTCGAGCACCTATTCAAGGCCGACGTTGCAGCTCGTTACGACTACTACAAGACTGGAATTGACGCAGGATTCCTAACTCCAGAAATGGTGCAAACAAAGGAAGGTCTAAATGGCTGAAATGGAAACCCGCGAATTTGAAGTTCGCGCCGACCTCGAGGAGCGCACCATTACCGGTCTAGCCGTTCCTTACGGTCAAGACGCTAACATCGGTGGCGCTTACATGGAGCGTTTCGTTCCTGGAGCAATCAGCGATGTCACCGACGTCAAACTCTTTTACGGTCACGAAGAACCAATCGGTAAGGTGCTCACTGGGCGCGACACCGATGCAGGTTACGAGATCACCGCAAAGGTTTCAGACACCGCTCGAGGCAACGAGGTTATGACCCTCATGCGCGACGGTGTATTGAACAAATTCTCTGTTGGCTTCGTTCCGCTGGAAAGCGAGCGCGACGGTTCAACAGTTACACGCACAAAGGTCTCTCTTAAAGAGGTCTCAGTCGTGCCGTTCCCAGCATTCGCGGGAGCAAACATCACCGAGGTTCGAGAGGACGGCGGAACCCCTGCCGAGACCAGCGAACCGCAACCAGAACAGGATAATTCAATGCCAGAAAACATTGAACTTGACGTTCGCGCCGTTCAGGACGAAGTTGCGGAACTCCGCCGCGTCGTCGAAGCCGGTCAGACCGTCGCAACACCAGCACCATTGGGAGCGGAATTCCGTTCACAGGGTGAGTTCGCTAAGGCTCTCGTAGCTGGCGACATCAAGGCTCAGGAGTTCGCTCGCACCGCTTCAACTTCAGCAGACGCTGCAGTAGTTGCACCATGGTTCGGCTACATCAACACCTTGATCGCGAACAACCGCCCAACCGTTACAGCATTCAGCCGCGCAGCACTACCAGCGACCGGCCTAACTGTTGAATACTCGAAGATTGACGCCAACACCCTTGACGTCGATGTTCAGGACCCAGAGAACGAAGCACTAGCATTCGGTAACTTGACTTTCGAGACTGTCTCGACCCCAGTTAAGACCTACGGTGGCTACACCTCATTCTCACGTCAGTATGTTGAGCGTTCACAGGTCAACACCCTTGACCAGGTATTCCAGGGTCTAGCACTTGCTTACGCAGGCGCAACCAACGGTGCACTTGTAACCGCTCTTGCAGCTTTGGACTACACCGGCAAGACTTTCGATGCAGACGGCCAGACCGCTTCATCGCTTGCAGAGGGTATCGCCAACGGTGCAGCCTACATCTTCACCAACACCGGTCTACGCCCAGAGTTCATCCTCACCGGCACCGACGGCTACGTAAAGATTGCAAAGGTTGCAGCAGGCGACGGACGCCCAGTGCTATTAGCAGACGGCAACGGCTTCAACAACATTGGAACCGCAAACATCCCTGGACTCTCAGGCTCTGTATTCGGTCTACCTATCATCGTTGACCCAGCAATCGGCTCAGGCGTTGTCTACATGGCTAACAGCGCAGCTGTTATCACCATGGAGTCAGCAGGCGCACCAGTTCGCCTAACTGACGGTGACATCACCACCCTTACCGACTCAGTATCTGTCTACGGCTACATGGCAATCGCAACCCCACGCGTGGGCGCGATCGTCAAGCTAGACGTAACCGCTTAGTAGGTTCCCCATGGCAGTGACGTTGGAAGAGTTCCAGGCTTATGTCGGAACCGAAGAGACCGCATTCCCACAGGAGTGCTTGACATCAGGGCTTGCCCTTGTCACGCGCTACATTGGCGCAGTCACTACGGTGCCGGCAGACATCAAAGACCAGGCGACTTACATCGCTTCGTCGGAACTCTTCCACCGTCGCTCCGCACCTCAAGGCGTGGCGCAGTTTGCCACCCTGGACGGTTCACCGGTTCGCGTTGCACGTGATCCAATGATTGCCGTCTACCCGTTACTCCAGCCTTGGGTAGGTTACGGAGTATGACCAACGAGATTACAGCTGCAAAGGTCGAGTTCAAACTTGATCTAGTGGCCGAGGGCTTGATAGTTTCGGACTTCGTGCCGGAACGCATCACGCCACCGATTGTAATCATCAACAGCGGAACTCCTTACCTACGTCCTAGCACCATTGGTAGCGAATACACGCTGAACCTTGAACTTGTCTGTGTCGCCGCAACAGCGACTAACAAACTGGCAACAGAGAGACTTGATGCGCTCCTCGAGCAAGTCATAAACGCTTTGCCTGGCTACGCACGAATGATTAGTGCCGGCCAACCGTTCAACCTACAAACCAACAACACCGAGTATCTTGCAGTGTCTGTGCAAACTGACCTGCAGATTACGATCTAAGAAAGGCGACCAGGAATGGCTGCATCAACGCGCATCAAAGCGCAAAACATTAAGTTCAAAATTGCAGGCACCGACTACGCTTGCGATGCCACCTCAGTAGTCCTAGAACTAGGCGACGCTCCTGGCGACGTTCAGACCTTCTGCGAGACTCGCGTTGGCGGCGAATGGACTCTAACCCTCGACGGAATCACTTCTGGCGACAGCGACAGCCTTTACCAGGTTCTTTGGGCAAACTTCGGTTCAACCGCAACGTTTGTTATCGCACCTAACGGCAACACAACCGCTACAGCCAACGAACCTCACTACGAGGGCACCGTTGTGTTCGACCAGCTGCCACCATTGAACCTAACCTCGAACGAGGTTGTTTCGTTCTCAGTGGCTTTGACTGTTCGCAACACAGGTCTCGATGTTGCAAACGAATTGTTCTACGGCGTGGAGAAAGTCACCGCCTAGTAATGTCGAACACCTCTGGCATCAAGGTCAAGGGTCTTCGCAGCTCTATCAAAGCCTTACAGGCTATCGGCGTCGATGCCAAGGACATTAAGTCTGCTGGTAACGAAGCTGGTGAGATAGTTGCCCGCGAAGCCCGAAACCTTGTTCCAGTGCGCACAGGCAAGTTGCGAAACTCTATTCGGGTTTCAAAACTGATAGGCAAAGTCGAAATCAAAGCGGGAACAGGCAGAACCGTTCCTTATGCAAACCCTATTCACTGGGGTTGGTTTAGGCGCAACATAAAACCACAGCCATTCTTTGTGAAAGCCCTAGGCATAACAAGGGATGAAGTCTACAAAAACTATTATCGCTCAATAGATAGACTGATCCAAACAAACTCTACGAAAGGCACAGATGAGTAGCGAACGCACAATCCTCGATGTTCTAACCATGGATGAAATTGAGCAGCTTGAGAAACTGACTGGATCATCAGTCAATGCACTATTCGGCAAAGGCGAGTTCCCTGGACGCGCCCTAAAGTTCTTGGTGTGGCTATTGCAGCTGCGCAGCGACAAGAATGCCAAAATTGAAGAAGTCGGCAAGATGACCTTTAACGAGGCGACCACCTGGGTATCGGAGTATCTTGCAGACCCAAAAGCGCAAGCGTAAAAGAGTCTCTTGACCGCATGGCGAGTTTCTGTCTAGCGACAGGAATGAGCCCTGCTGATTACCGACAACTTACGCTGGCAGAATATAGGGCTTTTATTGAAGCCCTCGAGGAAAGGTCTGGCAGATGAGTTTAGTGCTCAACGTCGAAATCCTTGGCGAGTTTAAGAAGCTGACACAGGCCACCAAGGGCGCTCAGGGTGATCTAAGCACAATGGGAAAGTCTGCTCAGAAGATTAGCGCAGGCATCGGTAAAGCCTTTGCCGCTATCGGTATCGGTCTATCTTTCAAGGTAATCGCCAACGAACTTCAAGAAGCAACCAAGGCCGCTATCGAAGACCGCAAGAGCCAGGAGTTGCTTGCTCTTGCCATGATTAACACTGGCAAAGCAACGGATGCAAGCGTCAAAGCGGCCGAGCAGTCAATTGCCAAGATGCAGATTCAGGCTGGTATCGCTGACGACCGTTTGCGCCCTGCCTACCAGAAGTTGTTTATTGCGACCGGTGATGTCACTCGATCTAATGAGCTGCTGCAGATTGCGCTCGATGCCAGCGCGGCGACCGGTAAAGACCTGGACACTGTTACGCAGGCTATGGCAAAGAGCCTGGCTGGCCAAGACACGGCTCTAACCAAACTTATTCCTAGCCTTCGCGGGTCTAAGACTCCTATCGAAGACATGGCCGCCGCGTTCAAGGGAGCATCAACCGAGGCAGCTAACCTTGACCCTTATCAGCGGATGCAGATTATCTTTGGAGAAATCCAGGAGAAACTTGGAACGGCGCTGTTGCCTATCTTGGATAAGTTTGCGACCTGGATGGCTTCTCCTCCTGGACAGGAAACTCTTCAGGAGATTGCTGACGCAGCTTCAAATGTTTTAACCGAACTGACTAACACGGCGAACTGGGCAATCAAAAACAAGGATTGGCTCTTGCCTCTTGTGGCAGGCGTGGGAGTGTTCGCTGGAACCGTAAAAGCAATTGGAACAATTACCACAGCGGTGAACGCTTTGAAAACTGCCATTCTCCTGATGAACGCAGCCGCTCTTGCAGGTCCTTTGGCTGCTCTGGGGACCGCTGGCGGAGTCGCGCTAGCCGCCGGTTCAGTCCTGATCGTTCCCGGAAGTGCCCCTGTAGGTGGAGAGAGAGATTGGCCTAGAGACAGTCAGGGGCGGATCATTCCAACCTTCCCTAACTCCCCAAGGCTAGGAGTTCCATCGCCAAGCACAAGTGGCAATTTCCCTGGATATGGAAATAACGTCAATGTCACAATCAACACTCCAAAAGTCAACGCCCAAGACATTGTAAACACAATTAACAATGGCTTGCGCACAGGATTCACCGGTTCAATCAGAGTCGCTGAAAGAAACTAATGGCTGTTATCTCAGACTTCGACATCGCCACAGACCTCAAAGTTGAGATGCTGCTGGCCGAAGAAGCCCGCAACGTATTTGTGCTAGGAATCAGCACACTTGGCGGTTCTAACGTGCTTGGAGATGATGCTTCAGGGAACATTACCTGGCAGGACTTGAAGTGTGAAGTAAACCAAGTGCAGACCAGCATCGGTGGCTCTATGGGCTCCAACGTATTCTTTCAAGCTGACGCTGGCAGAGCTACAATCCAAATGCAGTCATGGACTTTCGACCCAAACAACTACCCATTCATTCGCCCAGGTGTCGAAATTCGCATCAAAGCAAAACGCGGGGCATATGAGTTCATCCTGTGGTATGGCACACTGGACGACATCGACGTCACTTACGCACCTGACCAACAAAACCAGATAACAGTCAACGCAACAGACTTATGGGCTCTGCTAGTAAACCGCCGCTTTGACTATGAGCCCACTGGAGCACTACTACCAAGTGAAGCAATCGGCCTAGCAATTGACGAAGTTGCAGCAACAGGTTTTGTTATTCCTTATGACAGCTTTAGCATCAACCCCGAATGGTTTATGTCTGGCACTCCACAAATGAATACCACTTTTGGCGCGGTGGCCGCCGATTGTTTAACTGCTGGGCTTGGATTTATTGCAATCAACCCAAACACCGGTTACCTCGAGTATCGGCCACGCGCCACTACTGGCGGCTACATCTACACCATTGGCAATAACCATGGCGAACCAAACCACTTGTGCATGGCTGACTTAGATTCGGCTATGCAGTCCGAGCATGTTTTCAACAGCACTCTTGTCAAGCAACGTTATCCATACTTAGGCGACCCACTCTTCGAACAGCTCTACACGGACGAGGACTCAATCGACCTATTCGGACAACGCTCACAAGACTTCACTGTTGACCTAGCAACCACCGCAGACGCCGATGCCTGGGCGGCCGCTGTTTTTGCGCCTAAGCCAATCACAACTGTGCAAAGCGTAACAACCCCAGCGATTGACCGTTCACGCGATCTAACTGAAGCGATTGAGTTTATGCCAGGCGACACAGTTAGAGTCCTTTTGAGCAACGACGACATTGACATCGACACGGTTTACACTGTAATCAAAGTGAGCCACAGCATAGATGTAAACAATTGGTTCACTACGCTAAACGTATGGAAAGAGTTCTAAATGGCCGGCTGGTTTGACTTTGTAAATGGGCAGACGCTTCCCGCGTCTCGCGTCCAGGATTACCTTATGGATCAGACCGTTATGGTCTTTGCCGATTCCACAGCTCGAGGCACAGCCTTACCGGTGCCAACGGCCGGCATGGTCACTTACCTAGTGGATACCGGCAACCTTTGGTTTTACACCGGCTCAACTTGGAGCCTAGTTTCACCACCAGTTGTTATCCCAGACACACTCAGCCCAATTCTCTTGATCGGAGCATAAACACATGGCAATAAACTACAAGATTCTCGGCCAGGTGCACCCTGCGGGAACGAGCGACACAGACCTTTACACGGTTCCAGCGGCTACCGAAACAATAGTTTCAACTTTGACTATCACAAACGTCACGGCCTCACCAGTCAATTCTCGAGTCTGGGCAAGAGTAGACGGTGCAGCCACATCCCACACAAACGCTATTATCTTTGATGCACCGATTGCCGGTAACACCACTGTGGCCTTTACACTCGGTTTAACCCTCGACGCAACTGACATCGTCACCGTTAGATCAGCAACGGGCAACACTTTGACATTCCAGCTCTTTGGAAGCGAGATTAGCTAATGGCTGTAACAGTATTTCCAACGCCAACTCCCACATCTACGACTAAAAGCCCAACGTTTGTCATCATCAACTCGACACAGTCATGGAGCGCGCCTGCCGGGGTAAACCAGATTGAACTGTTCCTTGTTGGCGGCGGTGGCGGCGGTGGCGGAGCCGACACAGGCAACCATAAAGGCGGAGCTGGCGGTGGCGGTGGTGTCCTAAGCCAGACAATCACGGTTACTCCTGGCACTAGTTACACAGTCACAATTGGCGCAGGAGGTGCAGCTGCTGGAGCCTCGTCTGCAACTCCCGGTTCAAACGGATCATCAAGCACTTTTGGTAGCTTAGTGACTTCATTTGGCGGTAGCGGAGGCGCAGGAGCTAATGGAACAATTCCCGCTTTTGGTCAAGTAGCATCAGGTGGCGGAGCAGGAACCACCTCAATTGCAGTTTCTGGCGGCGGTGGCGGAGCTGCAATTTTGCACCCTTACATCAGTGGTGTAAATACTTTGCACGCATCTGGATCCCCGAGACTATCTGTAATTCAAGGTGCTTTAGGTTACACAACAAATTTTAGTTTTGGCAACCCTGGCATAAATGGTTATGGAGCCGGTGGCGGAGCAGGAACTAGCCAAGCATCACGAATTTTTGGTGGCCTTAATGCAGGTGGCGGCGCATTCGACGTCAACCCAGCCACGTCAGGAACAGCTAACTTCGGAGGTGGCGGCGGTGGAAGTAACCACGACGGAACCTATCGCACCGCCGGTGCAGGGGGTTCAGGAACATGCATCATTAAGTATTGGAGTTAAAAATGGCACACTTTGCAAAAATTGAGAACGGCACAGTCACACAGGTTCTTGTAGTAGACAACTCTCAGGAATCAAGAGGCGAAGAGTTTCTGAACAGCATCGGACTCGAGGGTCGCTGGGTGCAAACCTCATACAACGCCAACTTTGGCAAAAAGTTTGCAGCAATAGGCGACACCTACGTGGCAAGCACCGGCAACTTCAAGCCTGCAAAACCATTTACATCATGGAAATGGGATGAAGAGTCTTGGACTTGGCAAGCACCAAAGCCCTATCCAACCGACAGCAAGGAATACACCTGGAGCGAAGACGCTAAAGACTGGGTTGAAGTTATCTAATGCCTGAGACAACCGACAGAGAGTTGCTAATAACAATCATCAAAGACCTGGCAACACTCAAGGCCGAGATGAACGGATACAAGCAGCTCGAGCGCGACGTCCGTGAACTACAAAAGAAAATCTACTTGTTCATGGGCTTCGCCGGTGCTATCGGTGGCTCAATCGTCGCAATCGCAGAAAGCCTGGCAAACAATGTCTAAGCAAGTAACCGTTCAAACGTTCCACCCAGCGAAGCCTTCGCGCATTAGCGACACCTTTGGCACCTGGTCACCACTACGCAGAAAACTCGGACTTGGTTCGCACCGCGGCGTTGACTACGCAGTGCAGTCAGGAACCTCGCTCCTGGCAATCGGATCAGGTCGCGTGAAGAACATTGGGGAAACCAGCGTCTTGGGCTACTTCATCGAGATCAGCGCACCGGTCGTTGTTAAGGGCAAGCTCGAGGTCTACATCTTTGGCTACTACCACCTACTCGAAGATCAGTCCAAGTTCTGGAAAGTTGGCGACCCAGTCAAGGGCGGCCAAATTCTGTGCAAGTCAGGCAACACAGGGTCAGCCACATCAGGCGCACACCTGCACCTAATGGCCGGCGACAAAATCAACCTGGCAACCAACCCAGTCTGCGACCCACTAGCCCTAATCGAATCATGCCTAACACCTCAAACAATCACAGTTGCCGACAAGGAGGAGCCAGTTGAAAAGCCAGCCAAAAAGCCAGCTGCTAAAAAGCTTGCTAAAAAGTAGCCCAGTCAAAAGAGTGCTCCGAATCGCCGCATTCGCCATAGGGGCAGGAATCGCCTTTCTAGGGGCTGGGAGCCTTCAGGGGCTACAACCACTCGAATCTGCACAGTTCGGGGCTACAGGAGCCGTTCTAGGGCTTGCTATGGCTATTCTGTTCACCTACGCAGGCAAGGGTGAAGTGCCAGACGAGGACTTCGACACTTCAATCAACTCGGCTATCGAAACGGTCAATTCCAAAACCAAGAAGAAGTGACACGCTAGTCCTATAATGAAAGCACCAAACACAGAAAGGTGCCCAAATGGCATTTCTACCAAACGATTACGAACCAGTCGATTCACGCATCCACAAGTTCTGGACTGACTACCCGCAGGGTCGCATCCACACAGAGATTGTGCTAATCAACGAAACCGAAATAGTTATCAAGGCCAGCATCTTCGCTGACCGCGACGACCCACGCCCAGTCAGCATTGACTTCGCGCAAGAGACCAGAAACTCGTCACCGGTGAACAAGCTCTCATTTGTTGAGAACTGTGCCACATCGGCTATCGGTCGCGCCCTGGCAACATTCTCTTACTCGCCAAAAGGCAAACGTCCAAGCAAAGAGGAAATGGAAAAAGTTCAGCGCGGCACCGTTTACAACGAGCGCGACTGGCATTCAGACCTCGAGAAGCTAGTCGAAGCCAAAGACCTCGACGGCTTGCGCCAACTACGCAAAGACGCAGTTAGATCACTACAACCAGCAGACTTCATCGTCGCTGTGGATGCCGGTGGCAAACTAATCAAAGACACACTCGACACGCCATAAAGTAAAACGCCCCCAGGCACACAGAAACCTTGGGGGCGGCGGCTAGGATAAATCCGGCCACAACCAAACTATACAGGAAAGACACACAGATGAGCGCAGAAGCAATGAGTGCAGTCTTGCACCATTCACCAGCTACAGGCACAGCCAAAGTTGTATTACTGGCAATTGCCTGGCACACCAACGACAACCCAGAACTCGGATGCTACCCGTCACAGGAAACTTTGGCGAAGTATGCAAACACTTCAACGCGCACAGTTCGACGCGCTTTGAACGAGCTCGAGGCCATGGGCGAAATCGAAATTACAAGACATGGTGGAGTCGCATTCGGATCAAGTCCAAGCAACCGATACTTCATCAGAACCGACTGTCCTGAGTGGTGCGATAGCACTTTATGGCACCGAGACTTATCCACAGGCAGACTTGTATTACAGGACATTCTTGGTAGCAATACAGGACATTCTTGACCGCATTACAGGACACATGTGTCCTACAAATAAAACTTAATAATAATTAAATAAAACTCTTAAATAATCATATAAGGAAACCTGTGGATAACTTCTGCAGAATTACAAGAAAAGGACACACAGAAATGCCAGTAGTCGAAGTATCAGGAAAAGTTGCATCGTCAATCTCAACCCAGACCGGCAAGGGAATCATCAAGTTCTGGGAGAAGTCAGACTTCAAAGGCCAGGAGAAGTTCGTTCTATGGACAGCCTGGTTCGACATGCCACAGCTACACGTTGGCGAACATGACGAAATCTCAATCAACGGCCGAATGAGCACCAAGGTCAGCCAATACACAAACAAAGCCGGTGAAGAGAAAATTGGCGTAGAGCACCACATCAACGACAGTGTGATCGTAAGACACGCATCCAAAGCAATCGAGGCGGCATTCACTCCAGCAGAGGAGGCTCCGTTCTGATGAGAATAAAAACCGCTGACGATGTGCAGCTGCTAGTCGAAGACTTTGGTTGGAAACTTGACGACAAAGTTGAGATTCGCAACAAGCTCAAAGAACTGAACGCCAAAGAACACCGCAGAATCTCACACATAATCAACCAGCGCATCTGGGATGAAACCTTTGACGATGAAATGGCAGTCACAGCCAGGTTCGACGCAGCTCAAAGATTCACCGATGAAGACAAGGCCATAGACCTATGGTTCGAGAGGGAAAGCAAATGACACACTTCGTTTCATACATACCTGGCAAGGCCGCGCCACAAGGCTCAAAGAAAGCGTTCGTCATCAGTGGCCGGGCTGTCCTGGTAGACGCCTCAGAGGGCAACAAAGCCTGGCGCAAGTTAGTCACCACCAAACTCGCGCAAGACCCAAAGCTTATCCGCTACAAAGGCGCAGTGAACGTCTCTCTTTGCTTCTTCATGGAAAAAGCCAAAAGCAACAAAACCAATCTCATGACCCAAAAGCCTGACATCGACAAGCTGGCGCGATCAGTCCTCGATGCCATGACCGACTCGTTCCTAATCGAGGACGATTCGAGGGTCGTCTACCTAAACATCACGAAACGCTGGGCAGATGAAAACTCCTTGCCAGGCGTAATCATCCACGTATGGCAGGATGAGCCCGATGCTTGAAAACCTACAACCACCGGCAAGAAAACTGCCCTGCAAAGTTCGTGAGCTGCTCGAATCACTAAGCGAACCAGACGCCGAAATCCTCGAGGCCGCAGTCATGGACTCAGCCAAATGGAAAATCAAAACCCTGGCCGATGAACTAAACAACCGAGGGCTCATAATCTCAGAGACCCCACTGAGCAAACACCGAGCAAGGAAATGTTCATGCTGGAAGATCTAGAACCCCCATACGAAGAACCGGCAGATGTCCAGGCACTCCGCAAAGCCTTAGTCCATGCCCAGCGCGATCTACTAAAAGCCAAAGACAGAACCGAACACCTGGTCGAAGTAACCCACGCAGCTGCATTCGACGCCATGATTGCGCTCGGAAAAGTGCCTGCAATCGTAGCACCACCAAAGGACAAGAGACGCAGCCAGGGCGAACATGCTCTCTGGGTTATGACCGACTGGCAAGGCGCGAAAAGAACCACAACCTACAACACCGAAGTAATGCGCCAGCGCGTCATGCTCTTCACCGAAAAGGCCGTCAAGATAACCAACATGCACCGAGCAGACCACCCAGTCAAAGACGTCACAATCGCATTCGGTGGCGACATGGTCGAGGGTCTCTTTAACTTTCCAACCCAAGCATTCGAAATCGACTCCACAATCTTCGAGCAATACGTCAACGTCTCACGCCTAATCGTCGATGTTGTCAGAGTCGCGCTCGCGGAATACGAAAACGTGACAGTAGTAGCCGAATGGGGAAACCATGGGCGCATCGGATCTAAACGCGACGCAGTGCCACGCGCCGACAACTTTGACCGCATGTGCTACGAGCTAGCCAGGCAACTACTCGCAGGCGAAAAGCGACTCACTTGGGAAGACTGCCCTGAAGATGTTCAGCGCATCGAGATTGGCAACTACCGCGCACTGCTCTTGCATGGTGACGAAGTTGGTCGCAACGGTTTCGCATCACCGGCCACAATCGTTGGCCACGTAACCAAATGGCAATCAGGCTCATACCCTTGGGAGTTCAGAGACGCCTACGTTGGTCACTACCACACACACATGGAATGGGCATTACCAAACGGACTAGGCTCGGTCTACCAGACAGGTTCAACCGAATCAGACAACCGCTACGCAGGAGTCATGCTTGCAGCATCAGCAACCCCAAGCCAGCGCCTACACTTCATCGACCCACAACGAGGCAGAGTAACCGCAGCCTACAAAGTCTGGCTCGATGAATGATTCGGGAACGTTGCAGCTGCGGAGCAAAGTTCGAGTCTGACAGCCGAGAAGCAATCAAGCTCTGGCGCGAATGGCGACGCAAACACAACTGCCCCGATCGAGACGACCAACCCGATTACAACAGCCAAGCCAACACCCAAACAGAAACCCTGCCCATAGGCTTCGCGCCCACAATGCACCCAGGCAGAGAAGACCCAGGCCTTGAAGAATAAGGGCGACACGCCGTAACTTGACAATGTCATAGCAAAGTCTCAAAATTAAGTCAGTCGAGCCTGGGGATCTGGCAATTCCCCCCTTTGTTGCAGTGTGACCCAGGCCGACACCTCAAACACACAGAGAGGCAACACAATGAACGCATTCGTATTCGCCACATGGATGGCATACACATTCATCACAGCAGTCTGGCTAGGCGACAACGGTTGGACACCAATCGTCGGAATCCCCTGGCTACTAATCGTCTTCGGATACTTCGGCTACGTGCTCCGCAACGACTTCCAGAATCGCCGCTAATGTTCGACATATTCAGAGAAGACCGCATCGAGCGCGAGTTCAAAGACTTTCACGCAGAGCACCCAGAGGTTTACATCGGCCTCGTTCGACTAGCTCGCACCTGGCAACTAAATGGATCAGCGAAACTAGGCATCGCCACACTCTTTGAAGTGCTCCGGTGGAACTCACACCTCAACGAGGGTAAAGACGGAGGCTACAAGTTGAACAACAACTACCGCGCACTCTACGCCCGGCTAATCATGAAACAAGAACCAGACCTAGCAAACCTGTTCGAGATTCGTGAACGCACAGCAGAACTGCACCGAGTCGCATGAGCTTCGACGAGGGATACCAAGCAGCCGTCAGAGGCATGGAAAAAGCAATCGACACAGCGCACCTAGTTGGGCAAATCCAAGAACGCAAACGCATCATCGCGCTAATCACCGTAATTAAAGACAACTGGCAAAAGCCCAGCGCATTCAACTACCAAACCGAACTCTTCAAACTCATCCAACTAATCGAGGAAACCAAATGACCGAAACCCCAATCAACGACCACATCAAGTCCTACATGGAACCACTCATCAAATCATCAGAACGCATCGGCTCAGCTCGAGCGTTACTTATGATCGCACAATGGCTCAAAGACGAACTCGATGCAAACAACATCAAGCCAACTAAAGACCTGCAATACATCATGGCCGGCATCGACAAGATACGAACAGACATACTGCTAGACAAGGCCAACCGTGGCTGATTGGCACCAAAGCAACGCATGGCGATTGGCCAGAGAAGCAGCTAAGAAAGTGCTCGACCCAATCTGCACCATGTGCGGCAAAGACCTTGAGGGTGGCGACTGGACAATAGATCACATAATCGCCCCAGGCAACGGTGAACCAAACCACAACATCGAGAACCTACAAAGCATGTGCAGAGTATGCAACGGACGCAAGCAAGACCGCACATACAAGCGAGTGCCTTGGCGCTCAGACCGCTGGAAATAGACCGCCCCCCAGATGAAAGCGGGGGGAGGGGATACACGGTAGCCTCCCGCACTACACAGAAAGCAGAACAATTGGGCAAACATGTCTACAAACGCACCAAAACACCGCTCAAATGGCGTATAAGGCGTTGGCAGAACGTGTGGTATGCATACGTCAAGCCAGACCTACGGAGGCGTTACAGAGCCTTACAGAGCCTTACAAGGCAAAATGTAGAGAATTACATAAAAAAATTGCGATAGCGTTTATTTCGTGATTCACGCGCAATCCCGCGCAAGCATTTTCTTTTTTACGAACCAGTCAAATTATTCGGAGGTTTGAACCAAATGGTCAGAATGGCAATCCAAACGTGGCTAGACAGCCTGAGCTTGAACCTAGAACAAATGGTGCTTGCAGGCTTAGCTCTCCAGCTGGCATCTCAGTTCGACTCGGAGGCGAATACGTCGACCGCGGCCGAGCTGCGCAAGACTGTGCTCGAGATTAGCCGGCAGGTCAAGGGTCAGAACGTCGAGCACGATCCATTAGCAGAACTACTAACAAGATAGGAACAAAATGACACAGGTAACTCACTACTGGCAGGTCGCATGCTCGGTCTGCAATTCAATTAAATACGGCTTTGGCGATTGGCCATTAGACATAATCAATCCTGGTATCAAGTGCGACCAAGAGGGTTGCGACGGCAACGGCTACATAATTGGCCAAACTACAGACAAAGACACATTCGATGCTCAGAATGAATCTTTGGAGCGTTACTCGGCGTCGCGCTAATGCTCCAACTGCCTGCCAGGTTCACGCCGCCTCTAACCGAGGACTTCATCACAGACGGCGACCGGCTTATCGAACTCATGGAACTCTGCTGGGTCACGCCAGAATCAGACGCGCCTATCGAGCTCGATGAATGGCAGAAGTGGCTGTTGCGCCACATCCTGGAACGTTACCCTGCAGATCACCCCGATTACCCTGGCGAATTGCGCTACCGTCAAGTCTTGGTCAGCATGGGTCGCCAGAATGGCAAGACCGTCGTTGGTGGTGGCCTTGCGCTGGAGTCGATGCTCTTTCAAAAGGGCGATGTGACTTCTATTGCGTCGAGCTATGACCAGGCAACGATTATTTACGATCGCGTCAAACATGTCATCGACTTTCATGGCTGGTTGGCTAAACGGTTCAAGCGCACTACCGAAACTCGAGGCATCGCCAAGCAGGACGGCACCGGCAAATACAAAGTTAGCCCCGCCAAAGAGGGCGCGCTCCAGGGCAAGCCTTTCGTTCGCGTAATACTCGATGAGGGTCACTTGGCTAAGAAAGGTATCTGGACGGCCGCTACAAAGGGCACCACAGCCATGGACGACGCCATGGTGATAATGATTACCACCGCGGGCGACCAGACCTCAGAGACGCTCATAGAGCTCTACAAGTCAGCATCTAAAGCAATCGAGAACCCCGCCACAAACGAACGGTTTGGCGCGTTCATCTGGGAGGCTCCAACCGGTGCCCCGATTGACAGCCCCACCGCAATCATGACCGCGAACCCCGCAATCGCTTGCGGACGCATCCCACTAGATCGAGTCTTGTCCGACATCCTCACCCAGCCCGAACATGAGGTTAGGCGCTACACGCTTAACCAGTTCATCTCAGGCACAGCTGCTTCATGGCTACCTGGGGAACTATTCAAAGCCGCTAGTGGCAAAGGCATCTCGAACATGCAGGGCGTTGTCTTTGCCGTCGATGTTGCCCGCAACTGGGAATACGCCACGATTGCCGCGGCGAACTCGAACGGCGACATTCAGGAAACTGAGATTGTGGCATCGTTCGTTGCGCCGACAGAACAGCAACTGTTCAACGAGCTGACGAAACTTTACACACAGCATTCACCTCGAGCGATTGCCATGGACGACCGCAACCTAAACAGCCTGGCTAAGCGTCTCAAGTTGGCTGGGATACCGGTTTGGCAATTGTGGACTAAGGAAGTTAGTCAGGCTTGCTCGGCCGTCTATGCCATGTTTGCCACAGGCACCGTGAAGCACAACAACGATCCACTGCTGGTCGTCCAGACGCAGAATGGCGTGACTAAATACTCTGGCGAGACTTGGCTAATCTCGCGCGAGAAGTCCAATGGCGAGATTGACGCACTGTTGGCGACGGTGTTTGCGCTCTACGTTTCGAGCCGAGCACTCACTCCAGGCATCCAAGTTTTTTAGCGCGACACGCCTCAAATAACAGGGATGTCATTACATAGCCTAGGATTGTGCTATGGCATCAATATGGCAACGCCTAACAGGCCGCGTTGAGGAGACTCGCGCAGTGCAGCCGACTATTCCGTCTCGAGCTGCAACTTACGCAACACCAGAACTTGCGCTATCGCTAACTGCCGTCTACCGCGCTGTGCAGATCATCGCAACCCCGATTAGCAAGATGAACATGAGAACGTTCA